CTAAGTCAGCCAGAGTTGGTGGCTCAGATGCTGGATCAATAGCTGGGCCCGTATACCTAGGACCCATGTAGTGAGATCCTGCTAGGATTCCTGCTATATTTTCCGGGCTGTAATCAAACTCTGCGGCTAAGGCGGGATCGTAATTACTAAACACCGGCGATGGTACTCCGGCCTTCATTAAAGCCGTTCCTTGTTTATGACTAACAATGCCTAGTTCTATTAAAGACTTACCGCTAACGCCGGTTGTTTCCCCGGCTAACATACGGTTATAGTCTTCTCTAAGATTAGCTGGATCGCCGTATTGAGTTGCTGTTCCTGTTCGAGCGTCATAGTCCATTCTATTTTGATCCAAAGCATCTCTTTCGGCTTGCAAATAAGCCTGACCTTCTGAGGATTCAGTGAAAGCATTCCTAGAAGCTTCGCCACTAGGCAACGCGGTCATGCCACCGTACAGTGTGTTAAAAGCGCTGGCTTTGTCGCGTTTTATTCCCGCGGTGTCCATAGCGTTGTCAAAATCCCTTGTTCCTTCGTCTTCATATCGTGTAGGGGGTGAGTAATATTCTATACCCGTGGTGCCCATTGAGGCTCCACCAGAGTAATCGTACATCGTGTCTGGACTGCCCACACCTACTGGAGCGCCCTCTGCTATAGCCTCGTCCGTGAGTGCACTGGGGTAAACCGGTAAAAAATCTTTGTAGTCGGCTAAATTTAAACCAGCGTAAGATTGAGTAGGCATAGGTGGTGGTGCAAAAGAATCGGCAGGTGGTACATAGGCACCTCTAGGATCAGATAAAGCTTGCGGAGCAAGGTTAAGATTAAAATTAGGTTGAGCGTTCATAGCGGGGTCGGGTGGCATACCAAATAAACCACCGCCTTGTTGCCTGTTTAGACTACCTACTTGTGGATTAACATTATTGACGGGCAATGCACTTCCAAGGTTATACATACCGCCACCTTGTGGTGGTGCTACTGGCATAGGTTGTGGTGCTACTGGCATACGTTGTCCATTTGGATTTAGATTTGGATAGTTAGTTAATGGTGGAGAGTTAGCTAATGGTGGTAACGAAGAAATTGAAGGTGGTACTATTTGCGTACCAATAAGAGGTTTAGAAAAATCGTTTACTGGCATAGGTTGTGGTGCTACTGGCATAGGTTGTAGTTTTTTAAATACTTGGCGTGGCTCTCTAACTCTACCCTTACCTTCTAAGGAACTATAACCAGTTTTACGTTGTGCCATTAGACTGCCTCAAATATGTTCATTAGTTCACGCATGTTAGTAACACCGCGCTCTCTATCTGAATTTGTTGTTTTGATTAATTCTATACCTTTTTTGGTTTTATTCAAATCATATGCGCCTGCGCCTTTTGTAGCAGCAGCCGTCATTACAAATTCACCATCGGATAACATAGCAGGTATATCGTCTGAAGTTCCAGTTCCAGGACCTTCTGATTCACCACCTTTACGCATGTCTAGTTCGGCTATACCGCCTTTTTTAAAATATTGTCTAGAGATAAGGCCACCGCCTGCGGCAGCTACTGGTTGATTCATTGCGTCAAAGTCAAGAGATACTGGTGCTGGACTTAATCCAAACTCTTCTCTAGTACCACCAGTACCAAGCGCATTAGCTAATTGGTATCTGCCTAAAGAATCCATTGATACTTGTGGGGTATCAGCTAAACCGCCTACTTTCTTTTTAGCAGAATCGTAAGCTAATTTACCTAAAAATGCAGGCAAAGCTAATTTAGATAGTGAAGGCAATCCTTCTGCTAATGGTTTTTGAAAAGAACTATCTTTACCATAAGCATCTTCTAAACCACTGCCGCCGCCAAAACCTAAGTAATCACCAATAGTTTTTATAAAAGCTGGTGTTCCACTTGTACTAGGGATGCCACCTGTAGTGGTTGGTAATTGATCTAAAATTTCATTAGTTATTTTATCTAAATATTTTACACCATCACCAAAATCAGGTATTTCTTCATATCTATTAGGATCAATAGGTGGTGGTGTCCCCGTTGGTGGTGTCCCCGTTGAAGATGGCATACCATATTTACCAGAAGCATAACTACCTAAAGCTGCGGCTGCTATTTCTTTATCAGATCCACCTGCAACTTTGGTTACTGCTGCAGTTATTACTGCATTTTTTACTGCTGGGTTTCCAAAAACTTTTGATATTGCTTTACCTACACTACCCCAAAGACTAGCCATTTTTTTTCCTATTTATTTTCTGCATTATATTTTTCATTTAATATACCTATGAATACCATCTTTCTATATTCCATCCTTCGGATGAACTTGAAATATTTACGGTAACATTCCCATTCGTCTGAATAGAAACAGAGCCTATTGAGGCTTGCAGTTCATACCCCTGTGGACTTGTTGGAGTATGAAGCTGTATCCATCGGTTGCCAGTGTAGACTTGTAAAACACCAATAGATGTATTCCATATTACATCACCTTGTTGAAAAGCTAAAGTGCTGATTTCTTGATCGTTGAATTGAGGTGTTGAGTTAGGATCAAATGAACCTAAGTTAATTTCTAGTATTCTAACTAAACGATTGAAAATTTCTTTTCTTGCAAATTCATTTGACTCAACTGGAAGTCTTGTTTGTAATAATTTGCTCATCTTCTGCCATCAGTTTTTACATCAATTCTGGTTGCTCCTAAACGCCAACCCAAAGATAAATTACCAGCACCTGATTGATCGTCATTTGATTCAACACGCAATACAGCCTGACGGCCTCTAGCTCTTATGTTGGCTTTAGTAGTAGACGATGTTATTTCTGAGGTAGCTCTAGTCGTTAATGATTGTCCAGGATAGTTTCTAGTTTTAGTTACTATGTTGACAGAACCATCATTGTTGTCCTGTAAAAATCTTATATCAGGTATTACAGAAGAAATAGACGTAAATCTGTCGCCATCATCTAAATCAAAGTCACTAGATTCAACAAAAACATTAGTCATGGCAGTGCCATCATCGTCATAACCTATTTCATGTTGATATAAATAGTTATCTTTGGTTGCTTGCGGATAACTAACAACGCCTGAATCTAGCCAAGAAGTTCTTTCTAACTGACCGTAATACCAAATTTTTTCTTGAGTATTATAAATAACATACCGATCTATTTCGCTTGCAGAAGCCGAAGGATAAAACCAACCTATTTCATTATTTTCGCTGTTACTAAATCCATGTATCTTATACGCTTGACCATTATTTAAATCAGAGAATACATAGCTTTGTACGGAACAAGGTAATTTTTCTACTGTACCGTTATAAAGATAAAAACTGCCATAACTCATAAAGTAAATACCACTATCAGCAGTTACTGCTGCCTTTGGACCTATTAATCCTGTAGCTTCATTAATAAGATTTACCGCAAATGTTAAAGGCGGTCCAACAAATTGCATACTGTATACCGAAGTATCAGTAAAAATAACAATTTCTTGTCTTGATTTAACTGCACCTACAATTTGCGAACCACTAGATAAGCGTAAAGACCCTGCTGTATTAGAAATAATCGGTTCAAATTCAAGTTCATTTTCTTGGTCAGAAAACGCAATTAACATTGGATCTATTGCGCCACTTCTAGAACTGCCTGAAATTGGATCAGCGCCTAATACAATTAAATGTCGATCAATTTCAGAAGTAATAACCTGTAAAGCAAATGTTGGTACTAAATTAGCTCCAGTTATACTTGATAATTCAACGGCTCTAGTGCTAGTGCCGTCATCTTGCACCCAACGATAAAGACCACCACCACGAGGATTTATAATCAGATTCTCTCCGAAATTATCGTGTGTCCAGAGTCGAAGTTGTCCAGTAGCTGTTAAAGCATTAGTTGAGCCAAATGTACTAGAACCCCATGTACCTGCACCCCAACCAGCGGAAGGAACGTAAACATTTAATCCTACATTTATTTGGTAAACACCATCAACGCCACTACCGCCATTACCTGTATCACTTCCATTTGCTGTAGCTGTGGCTACAAAAGTATAGGTATCAACTGTAGGCACACTGGCTATTTGATATTCTTGGTTTAAAACCGCAGCAGTAATTAATCCACCTAAACTAGCTGCGCCAGCTAAAGTGACAAAATCACCAGTAACCGCGCCATGCGCATTATCTGTTGCTGTAATAGTAGAAGAACCATTAGTAGCAGCAAACACAATACCATTAGTAGTGGTAGCTCTAATAGGCGTAACATCGTTGTATACTGTGCCATCTTTTATATAATATTTGAATGTAGTGCCTAGTCCTAAATAAAGGTTACTACCAAGACTCATCCAATTATGTAATGCTCTGCTTGTTCCTAAATAAGTGTCGTCACTTAATTTTTCCCAGCCACCTATTTTTTCTACATGACCATTTCTAAATCTTACAAGATTACAATCAAACCAGCCATCTTCATTATCGTAAGCTGTGCCTTCTCTGTTTATCCCTGGTTTAAAAATTCTTTTAACATATGGCATTTATACATTTTCCCATTCTTTGCCTTCAAACAATAAGGCTTCTGCTTTTCGTCTACGGATCAAACCATCCAAGACTTTTCCTCCAGCTTTATTCCATCTTTTTATTTGTTCTGGTACATTTTCATATTCACCAGCGTTTAAAACATTAAGCAATGTAGATGCTTTAAAGTTAGTTGGCCCTAAATTATAAATCCAAGCAACTAATGCATCAAATTGATTTTGTGTTAAATCAACGTCAACCATATCATTTATATAACTTTCATACTCTGGTAATTCTTCTGCAAGCCATTCTTCAGCTTGTTCTTGGCTGCAAGTATCACCTTCTTTAACTTCTTTAATTCGCCCAAAACCAATTGTAAGCACATTAGCAGAACAACGATAAGCTTCTAATTCACATCCCTCAAACTTTTTTATTAAAGCTAATCCTGCTTCAGATGTATTCATCTTATTCTCCCCATGTCCCATCTTCTGTGATTCTGCCTGTTTTTGTTCCACCCCAGTATTCAACCGCGTGTTTTTCTTCAATAAGCATTTTGCAAATATCTTCGCCATCTTCTGTATAAGGGATACCCAATATTCGACCATACTTACCTTTACCTAACGATTTAATTTTAAAATTTCCGCAACATAGCTCTTTAAGTCTTTCTTTAGCCTGTAAGCCTAATACCTTTTCAGCTTTGTTTCTGGTTCTTGATTCTGGAGTGTCAATACCCGCCAATCTAACTCGTTGTTTGTGTAATTTTACATCAAACCCTAAATCCAATATACAATCAAAGGTATCTCCATCAATTATTCGGTCTAGTGTAGCGTTATAAACAAAAGCATCTGGTGCATCACTCATTATCATTTTCCTCTGTAGTAGGGTCATTATCCCTATAATATTTAATTATAGCCAAATTTTGTCTAATGTATCTTTTAATATCAGCTATATTGTTTGACAAATTTTCATAGCCTTGAGCCGTTAAGCCATAATATGCCATTGCTGGAGCATCGCCATTATCATAATTATTAACGTATTCTCGCATCGTTTCAGGATTCAATATCTTCCATTTTATCTCAGCAGGGTTAATATTGCTTGGTAAAGGTGGATGATACATTGGTGCAGGCTTCTCAATAGTTATTACCTCTATTGGCTTTACCTCTGGTACTGCAACTGTATTAAACATGCTGCCTAAAGAAGAGCATCCTGTTGTTAATAAAATTAAACTAATTAGATATAACTTGTTCATCAAATTGCCTCGGATTAGTTAGTTCTATTAGTTCTTTATTTACTTTATTAGTTCCTTTGTTAACAATTTTCTCAATTAGACCTGGTTTAGCTATGGCTAAGTTATTTAGATCATGCCTAGCAAATGTATTTCTTAGCTTGGTTACTTCAGCTTGAGCAAGCTTACTGTCTTCATTTAGCTGAGTAATTCTTTCTTGATTTATTTTTTGTTGTTCTAATTGCTCAGTAATTTGGTTGTTTTGTGAGGATATTGTATTTTCCAATACAGCTTGATTATTAATAGCAGTTTGTAATTCTATTTGAAGTCTTTCTATTGTTGCTTTTTGCATATTAATATACATTGCACTTCCAGCAATACTTACCATTAACAACCCACCTAATATTAAATTTAGTTTAAATCCCATGTATATACCTGCAATGGCTTAGATTTCCCTTTAACTTTAATTGGTTCTAATAATCTTAACTTAATTTTAGACTTTTTGGCAGTTTCTTCACCTATTAATGTACCTACACCAGCTATCTTGGTGCTTGACTCTAATCTTGCAGCTACGTTACAAGGATCACCTATCAAGCTAAAAGCAAACCTATCGGTTGCTCCGAAGTTACCTGCTATGCAAGTACCAGAATTAACACCTACGCCTATTGCAATTTCAGGTATACCTTCTGCTTTAAACTTTTTATTTAGTTCTATAATGTTTTTTTCTATTTCTTTGGCAGCCTGTAGTGCTAAGTTGTGGTGGTCAGGTTGAGGAATAATGGTATTCCAGTGAAACATACCTGCATCGCCAATAAACTTATCCGTACAGCCAAAGAATTTATTAGCTGCTTTGACTTGTACATCTAGTACGTTATTCATTATGTACGTTACCATCTCAGGCTCTACAGATTCTGATAGGCTAGTGAAT